CCATCAGGATCGGCTTTGCGCCGGTGGCGAGCGACGCCATCGCTTGGTTGACCGAGTACGGAACCGAGATCCCGGCGAGGTTGATGACGCCGCCGCCATCGCGCAGACCGTCGATCAGGTAACGACCTTCGCCGTCCTTGAGCCGACGAATGTAGCTGAGCGTCGAGTCGTTGAACATGACCCGGAAGCTCGCGCTGCCGCGATAGGCCGGATCGATCGAGTGGTAGAGACGAATGAGCTCGTCCGGGGTAACGTCCGCAGTTCCCGCAGCCGTAAGGCCCGAGGTCGTCGCGGTGACGATGCCGTTGGGATCGCCCGAACCGTCGCCGGTGGTGAGGTCGGTGTTGACCTTGCGCGCAATACGCTCGCTCATCAGCGAATTGAGCAGGCCAGCAATGTCGAAGTCCGAGTCCTGGAGCAATTCGCTCGACACCTTGATCGGGCCGGACGAATATTTGTAGGCGTCCAACTGCTTCTGGCCGAACACGACATCGCCCTCGGAGGTCGCTGCGGTATTCTCCGCGAGGCGAACGCCGACGTTCGACGTATCATTGACCGTGGGCCAGAGGATCGTGTTGCCGGCGCCAGTGACGATCTCGCGGGTGATGCCCGGATCGAGCATCGGCCCCCACGCCTTCATCGAGCGGACAAGCTCCTGCGCGAGGTCGGTCGGGATGGTGTAACCGCCCTCGGTGCTGGTCGTGCTCTGGGCGCGAAGCTCGCGAAGCGCAGAGCGCTCCTCGGGCGTCAGGCCGCTGTTGCCGCAGCGCAGGTAGGAACGGAACGCGGCTTCGGGGGTGATATCCGAGGGGTTGCCGCCATTTGCCGAGCCGTCACTGTTGGGGCGCTTTTTGCGCGCTTCCTCTTCGCGGCGCTCGGCCTCGTCGCGAGCACGCTCAAGGCGCTCCTCGCGCTCGATGCGCTCGTTAAGGCCGTCATGCTCGGCCATGATCGTGTCGAACCGGGCTTCCAGTTCGGCAACGCGCTCAGCCGGCGTTTCGTCGTTGATCTCGCTGCGGACCTGTTCCGCGTCCACGAGAAGCGCGTGCTGCTTTGCACGCAGTTCCGAAGTTGCCATTTGTGTGATTTCCATTTGAAGGATGGACCGTCATCGCGACGGGCCGTGTGCCTTGCCCAAGGGCAGGAAGGGCTAACCCTTGCGGGATTTCGCCTTGCGGATGCGAACGTCCATGTCCGCACGCGCCAGAAACTTGTTGAGGCCGGAGCGGTCTTCCGGCTTTTCATTGCGTGATGCTTCGAGCGAGCGAAGCGCAAGCTCCGTCCCCTCGTATGCCGGGAAGGCTACAGCGGAGACTTCGAACAGTTCTACCGAACGGATCGTCCGCGTCGGAATCTCTCCTGTTTCGTCCCATTCGTCATGCGTGACGCGGAAGCCGAAGCTCATCCCCGAAATGTCGCCGCGTTCCAGGCTGACCGCCAGATCGCGCCCGTCCGTCGTATCGGGGAGGTCGATTTCCGTCCGGAGGCCGTGCGCGTCTTCGGTAAGCCTCAAAGTCCCAGCCTTGGAGCGTCCGATAACCCGTCCGCTGTCGTGATCGACCAGGGCGCGGATGTCGCCGTCAAGCGTTCCCTTGAAGGCTCCGGGCGCGATGATCTCGCGAAAGCTGCCGCCGATGTCCGCGACTTCGTTGAAGACGGCGGCATAGCCACTGATCGTCTTGCCCGTGTCTGTCGCGCGCAATTCAGGCGGAGCGGCGACGCTCCGGCGTTCAACGTTCATCCATTCCCCCCGGCTACCAGAGCGCGACGATGTTGGTGGCGGTCGTGCTCGTGGACCGCACCTTTGTGACCCGCAGCGACAGCATTGAGCCGGCTGGGACAGAGTTGAATGTCAGGGTCGTGCCGTTCTTCATCACGACCGAAAGGTTTCCGGCGCCGCCGACCCACAATGCGCGGGTGGTGGTAAGAACCGTGGAGTCCGATGGAGTGACCGCCACGCCGTCAACTGCGGGCGTGCTCAGCCCATCCGAGAATCCCTGGAAATTGTCCGCCATGCTAAAGTCCTATGCCGAAGCCGATCCGCGAGCGCGGGTGGCAAGTGTTGTTGTTCTGCGGCTCATCCGGCGGATCGCCTCGCAAAAGGAGCAGCATCAGTATTCAAATCCAATCAGGGTTGCGTAAACCACGCCGGTCGTCGCCGAGCAGACCTGACTCAAGCCGACCTGTTGCGTTCCGCTAATCTCGATTCCGTCGGGCAACGGAACAACGCATGTGTCGCCCGCCTCCGCCAGTGCCGCGGCCTGCTGAGTGGTCGATGCAATCGCCAGAATTGGACTGCTTGCCGTCACAGCACCGCTTGGGTTCATTCTCAGCGCGCAGCGCCCGGAAAGAACTGCAGCGCTGGTCGAGCGCGTGCTGAATATGATTGCCGTTAGCCTAAGCGTCTTGCCGCTAGTCACTGAAATCGATGTTGCGCCAGCGCCAGCAACGCCGGCTCTTACGGGCACCATCGAAAGCAGCGCTTCGGTGGTTACGCACGTCACACCGCCGATCACGGTGGCGGCCGAGAATTGTGTTCTCCCGTTGTCCTTCAAGTCCCGCGTTGCCACCGTGGCAGCAAGGCTCACGGGCTGGGTTGCCTGCCAGAAGGTTCCCGACACCGGCACCGCCGTTGCCCTGAGCTGCGTGTCTGTAAGCGGCCCAGAAACCGCCACTGTGGCCGCGATTGAAACGGGCTGTGTGGCCTGCCAGAATGTCCCGCTTACTGGCACCGCTGCGGCGCGCAACTGCGTATCCGTAAGAGGGCCAGAGACAGCAACCGTTGCCGCAATCGAGACTGGCTGCGTTGCTTGCCAAAACGTGCCGGAGACCGGAACCGTCCCGCTGATGCTTACTGTTCCGCTGACGGGCTGTGTCGCTTGCCAGAATGTGCCCGTGACCGGCGTTGACGGCATCGAGGCGACCGAGACCGGAACAGCCGCGGCGCGGAGTTGAGCGTCAGTAAGAGGCCCGCTTACTGGTTGCGTAGCCTGCCAGAAGGTGCCGGTAACGGGAAGCGGACTACCCGAGCTGACATCGCTGGCCGTGCCGTCAGTTCCGAACGTCACCTTGACGCGCTGGTATTGAACTCCCCCAATGTCATCGGTCGCTATAGACGTGCCGGTGCCGGGCGTGATTGCCACGTTATCGGGCATTTTGCTGTCCTTGTTAGGACGGTTGCTTGCGAATCGTTTCTGTTTTTGTTGAGCTGCTTGCAGCCGTCACGGGGTGTCTCCGTGGCGGTCAGGGGCCGGGGCTAGTTGTCGCTAGTTCCCGGCTCCGCCCCGTCGTTCGGCGGTGAGGCCGGTTGTGTTCCCAAGGGGACGGTTGCCCCCTGCATGTGTAACGTGTCCGCGTTCGGATCTTCGGAAGGCTCGAGCCCGCCGATGTAGTTCCGTCCGTCGTTCGGGCTCATCACGCCCACCTGGATCAGTCGCGCAATACCCTCTGCGCGGGTCTGGAAATCGCCCCTCAGAAGCGAATCCATGTTGAACTCGACCCATCTGGTCGAATTGCGCCGCCCGAAGAGCTTGAGGTTCATCTCCTGCTCGGCGGCTTTCACCCAATGCGAGAGGGTGTGCTTGACTAGGTGGAGGTCCTGGTTCTCCGAATTGGCGAAGTTGGCGTTGGTCAAGTCCTGGAGGAACCACGGCGGCAGGCTGTAAATCCTCGCCACTTCCTCGACCTGAAACCTGCGGGCCTCGGTCATCTGTCCCTTTTCAGGATCGAACCCGACGTTCTTTAGGTCATACCCCGGAGGAAGCGGAAAAATCTGCTTGCCGTCGTCCTTCGCGTGGCGGATCGCGCGGTTAACGTCGTCCATCATGCGCTTCATCGCCTCGCCGCCGGCGGGCATGGGCCCGACCAGCGCAAGGGGAAGGACTCCACCTCCTGCAAAGAACGTGGCCGCGTATTTTTCCATCGCCCGCAACAGGGCAATGGCGGCTTCGCACTTCTTCAGCGGTGAGACGTGGGTAACCTGGTCAGCCTCAAGGGCGAACGGAATATCGATGATGTCGGCAGCGTCATATGGGACCGCCCGCGAACCTTCCCGATATTCGTAGATCGTTCGACCACCCGAGCGCTTGACCGTCACCTTCGTGGGATCGAGCGGCCAGAGGTTCAGGATTTGCCCGTTCGGGCGTTCGATCCAGGTGAATTGCCGTCCGCCTGTCAGTGTCTGCCAGAAGCTATATTTGCGCCAGCGGAAAGATGACCACTCATCGTTGACGCATTCGCCTAGAAGCTTCCCGATTCCTGTCTCGATCCTCGCCGCGCCGTCACCGTCCCTGCGGTAAACGTGGAGCGAAACCGTCGCCAAGGCAGAGGAGAGGAAATCGACTGCGGCAAATACCGGAGTTGCCTTTATCGCCTCTTCGGGAGAGCACGAGCTTGCCACTGTGGGATCGGCCCAGCCGGGAACAAGCCGCATCCACGCAGCCGATGTCGGCTCTATCGCGCGGCTCTCGAAGATCGGAT